TGAACGCCCCGAAAGGGGCTGGTAAGGACACTATAGGAGCTGCCTTAGCTGAGCTAACAGGATGCAGCTTGAGGTCTTTTAAGTCGGCCCTGTATGACTGTGCATACCCGTTTACAGACTGCCCAAATTATGATACCTTTATATCTCTCTGTACAGGAAGAGAATCAAAGGAGCGAGGCTCTAGTTATTTTCACGGAATGTCACCTAGGGATTTCCTAATATATATTAGTGAGAGTATAACTAAGCCTCACTTTGGAGGTCAGTTCTTTGGTGAAAAGTCTGCAAAGTCTATAACAAACACTGCCTTTGAATCTGGTGTTGTATTCACAGACTCTGGATTTGAAGAGGAAGTTCATCCATTAGTAAAAGAGTTTGGAGAAAATAACTTATGCGTGGTACAATTCGTCGGGCAAGGTTCAGAAGACTTCTCAGGAGACAGTCGAGATTTTATCTCTGTAAAGGGAGTGATGACGATAAGGATGAAAGAGAAGAACGAGAACATGACGCCGAAAGAATTTGCGAAGTTAATCCTAAAGGAGATACAAAAGAATGATAGAAGTTAAAGGTAAGGGTGGAATCTCCGCTAAAGTCATTGCAGATAGTATTTGTCCGAGAGGGAAACGGGTAACAACTTACGAGCTAAACTACCCGCGATTCATCCACTCAGAGTTTATGACACACAGAATGTTCAGCCGTAACGCTGCATCTAGTCGAGCCATTCCAGTTCCAAAGATGATTGAGAATATTAAAGCAAACACAGCGATGCCTGTTCATTGGGGAGCCCACCAGAAAGGGATGCAGGCAGACGCAGAGTGCTTTAATCCAGTTCGTTATAGAGATTGGGGAACAAAAACACGCGAAAGTGCTTGGATGTCTTTGTGTGAGGACGCTTGTAAGCAAGCAGAAAACTTTCATGCAGCCGGTTACCACAAGCAAATTATCAACAGGCTCTTGGAACCTTTCCAGTTCATTAAGGTTGTGTGTACAGCTACATCTTTTGATAATTTCTTTTGGCTGCGTAGTCACAAGGACGCCCAACCAGAGATTTCTCAGTTGTCTGACTGTATGTACAAGGCTCGCTTAGAATCTCTACCAAACTTCTTGCGCTATGGTGAGTGGCACCTCCCGTATGTAGATACCTTCCGAGCTAGTGGCGGTGATTCAAGTCTAGAATATGTAGTTGGTAACGTTGGTGTGTCCCTTGAGGACGCTCTTAAAGTCTCTTCATCCTGTTGTGCTCAAGTTAGTTATCGCTTAACAGACAACAGTTTAGAGAAGGCTGAAATGATCTACAAGATGCTTGTTGACGCAAAGCCAGTACACGCTTCACCGTTTGAGCACCAGTGCTATCCTATGGACGAGGAAACTAAGCTTGACTCAAAAGGAGTAACAGGTTATAATAATAGTCTTGGTTACTATTCTGGGAACTTCTTTGGTTGGGTACAACATCGTCAACTAATTCCTGACAACACTTGCTGGGATTATGAAGCAATCTAAGGGGGAGTCCCTAGTAGAACAAGCATTAAACGTAGGTTCAGGCTGGCTTCTAAGTTTGCTAGTCTGGGCCTTTTTAATTTCTCCTCTGTACAACATAGAAACGTCTCTAGCAGAAAATATGGGTATAACTATTATCTTTACTTTCATTTCTATTGTTCGTGGTTACATGTGGAGACGTTATTTCAACAAAAGACTGGAGAATAAAAGCCTATGAATTTTTTCTATTTAAGCGTATCTGACTTACAGCTTCTAGATGATTGGGTAGACCCCCAACCAGAACCGAGAGAGTTTGCTACCATTCTTCATCAAAATGGAATGGACATAACAAAGACCTACGAGCTGGTTGATTGCCAGCACAGAAACCTACGGAATCAAATCGTAGCTTGCAACAGGGTAGAGGGAAGCGAAAGAACAGACCCTGAGTGGAGGGCATCTGGTGCAGCTTCACTTGGAGCTCACTTGTACTCAACAGACGATATTTTCTTGAAAGAAGACATGCGAAAAATGAGTAGACGTGCAGACGTAGGACAGCAATATACAACTAATGTAACACAAGTAAGGAATGTAGAATAAAATGCCAGTTAGAATGAGAACACCAAAAGCCGAGTTTACGGTTGATTATCCTGAGGCAGTAGCCTTTGCAGACCAGCAAGCACACCACTTCTGGCCCCACGATGAAATAAAAGTACACAAAGACAAACAAGATATCATGGTTAACATGACAGAAGCAGAGCGATACGGAACTATCCGGTTGCTGCGACTCTTTACCAAGTATGAACAGATAATTGGTGATGAATTCTGGTTAAATTTTGTATACAAAAAGTTTCCAAGGCCTGCTGATATTCAGCCAATGGCTGCAATGTTTGGTGCAGTTGAACTACAAGTTCATGCTAAATTCTACTCTAAGATTAACGAAGAGCTGGGGTTAGCCGACGACGAATTCTACAGGAGTTATCAAGATGACGCAGAACTACTTGAACGTATTGAGTTTCTTCAAAGTACGCTTTATGGAAAAGATGATCTACGAGCATTGGGTGCTTTTACATTCGGAGAAGGTGCTATTCTATATACTTCATTCGCTTACCTAAAACACTTTCAAAGTTCGGGTAAGAACAAACTGTTGAACCTTGTTAGTGGTATTAACTTCTCTGCTCGTGATGAAAATCTCCATGCAGAGGCTGCTGGTTGGTTGTTTAGAACATTACTGGAAGAGTCATTAGAGGCTGGTGAAATAGACGAAGCCTACGTAGAAGAGCTAACAAAAGATATTTACGTTGCGGCAGAGACTGTGTATGGCCACGAGCAAGCAATAATTAAAAGTCTTTTCTCGGTGGGTAAGATCGAAGGTATCACAGAGCTACAACTAGAATACTTTGCACAGAGCCGTATTAACTACTGCCTGCAAAACCTAGGCCTTAAGTCTCTTTACAAGGTAGATTATAATCCTGTAGCAGATTGGTTTTACAAAGGCATAAACGGTTATCAGATGCAAGACTTCTTTAGTTCGCAGGGTAACCAATACGTTCGCAATTGGGATAAAGTGGGGTTTAAATTTAATGTTAGTTAAGCTTTGTTGGCAAGAAGGGTGCGGTTCTATAGTAGAAAAACCAGAAAGAAATAACCAATGCTACGCTTGTATGAACCTGTTAAAAGTATTTAAGATAAATAGACCCGCTAGAGATAACTTGCTTAAGGCTCAAGGAGGTGTCTGTTCTATCTGTAAATACGAAATACAATTTAAGGGTGCTGGTGGGAAAGGACACGCAGTTATAGACCACTGCCATACCTCAGGAAAAATAAGATCAATACTTTGTTCTAGGTGTAACATAGGGCTTGGGCATTTTGAAGACAACACCGAAAGACTAAATAAAGCCATCAAATACTTAGAGGAGTTTAGTAAATAAATGACTAGCATTTATGATAAATTTAGTAAAGAGAGGAAAAGACTACAAGAACAAGACCTCGCCCCTAAATTTTGGAGCACTGGGGGTTTCCAGTTATTTAAAGAGAAGTACCTGTATCAAGCTGCCAACCCTAGGGAACAATACCAAAGAATCGCCAAAACACTTGCAGCACACACACCAGAGCCTAACAAGTTCTCTGTCATTTTTTTCGACCTAATGTGGAAGGGCTGGCTATCACCTGCAACTCCTATCATCTCGAACACAGGAACAAGTAGAGGCTTGCCAGTGAGTTGTGCAGGGAGCTACGTTGGGGATAGCATAGATGAAATCTACAAGGCGCGGCACGAAACGGCGATGCTTACTAAGATGGGATTCGGCACTGCTGGATATCTTGGTGATATTCGCGGGCGTGGTAACGATATTAGTGTTGGCGGTAAGACTTCTGGTGTTCTGCCTATCCTACAGTTGTTCCAGAAAGACATGGAGTACGTGGCGCAAGGTACGGCGAGACGCGGCAGTTGGGCGGGATACCTCCCGATAGACCATAAAGACTTCTACGAGGTTTGCCAGTACCTTGAAACAGAGCCTGATGGAAATAATATTGGTTGGTGTGTATCTCAGGAGTTTATTGATAAACTGACTTCACAAGACGACGAAGAGGCCTTAGATCGCTACCAGACAGCTCTTAAAACAAAGCTGGTAACCGGCAAGGGGTATTTCTTCTTCCCTGACAAGGCTAACCTCAAGCGCCCTCAGTGGTACATTGATCATGGTCTTGACGTAAAAGCTCCACAGCTTTGTAATGAGATTATGCTCCATTCTAGTGCCGAGTACACATACACTTGTGTTCTTGCTTCTATGAACCTGATGTTTTACGATGACTGGAAAGATACAGACGCTGTATTTAATGCAACAATCTTTCTTGATTGTGTTGTTCAAGAATTCCTAGAGCGTGGTAAGAACATCCCCGGCTTAGAGAAAGCAATCGCAGCTACTAAGAAAGGTCGTGCTCTAGGTTTAGGTGTTTGTGGTTTGCACACATTGTTTCAAATGAAGCGACTACCTTTTGGTAGCCTTGAAGCACACATGCTTAACAACACAATCTTTAAGGATATGCGTAGCGAAGCAGAGCGTGGAACAGCTTGGGTAGCCTCTCAATGGGGTGAACCAGACTGGTGTAAGGGCTATGGCAGAGCTAACACCCACTTACTCGCAGTGGCTCCTACAAAGTCTACAGCGTTAATCATGGGTGGCGTCTCTGAGGGTATCAACCCAGACACTGCTATGGTATATAACCAAAGAACACCAGCAGGGGAGATTGATCGAGTCAATCCAATCCTTCTAAAGCTTATGAAAGAACGTCATGTAAACACGAAAGCAAATATTACCGACATTCGAGATAACATGGGCAGTGTTCAGCATGTTGATTGGCTAACTGATGAAGAGAAGGAAGTATTTAGAACAGCGTTTGAGATAAACCAGTTCGATGTTCTTCGACTTGCCTCTGCTCGTGGAAAGCATATTGATCAATGGCAATCATTAAACCTGTTCTTTGCTTCTGGCGAGGATGAAGGTTACATTAGCGAGGTTCATACAGAAGCGTTTATGAATCCAGACATACTAGGCCTGTATTACATCTATAGTAAGGCAGGTATTCAAGCCAGCAAAGGCGAGTGTGCAGCCTGCGAATAAGGAGAAAACTATGTATATGATTTATGGTATTACGAGGTGTCCTAGTTGCGATAAAGCTAAGGCTCTATTGACCGAAAAAGGTTTAGAGTTTGAGTTTATCAATCTAGACTTAAACCCAGAACACTTTCATGTGATTCAGGATTTAGGAACAAGAACCGTCCCACAGGTTTTTGATGGGGCGGGTAAACACATTGGCGGCTACGAAGACCTCCACAAGACTTTCTAATAGATAAAAAAAATAACCCCAGAAAGCCTATCAAGCTCTCTGGGGTTTAATTGTTTGCGTGAGGTCTTTTCTTATTGTGTTGTAGCTTTTGGTGGTGGCAAATCTATTGCCATACCAAAGATCATCGGCGCACCCTCTACCAGATTGAGGTAGAGCTTTACAACCATCTTATTAACTGTCTGGGTTGTATTCCTATTAGTATCTTTTGGAAAGGTCTCGTAGGATATCAAACTAGACTTCCTTCTTAAAACCTGCAGGTCACTTTTTTTAAAAGTATCTGCAGTAGCTTCACCCCAGATTTCTTCGTCTTTAGCACCTTTGTATCTATTTCGGGTAACGTCAAAAGAATACTCATACATTCGATTGATAGCGAGCATAGATATTATGGGTTTTCCTTCTTTATCATACTCAACTTCCTTCAACCACGCCTCGAATGGTAGTCCGTCCATGAACTGTTCAAATAGCTTTACAACGTTAAGGTCTTTATTTAGTTGGGCTTGTAGCCTAAAGACTTGAGAGGTTAGCTCGACTATCTTTGCATTCGATGTTATTTGTTGTTCTCTCATATCTGTCTCTAAGTATTCTATTCTCTTAAAGGCAGATTCTAGTCTGCTTGAGTCTGCTAAAGCTGTTGAGCTACTAACACCACCTTGTACAGAAAACCAAGCACCTGCCAGAACCGCAAGCGAGGAGATTAGTGATATCGCTATCTGCACAAACCACCCCCTTGCTCTTGTTTCGTCAAGGCCGGGCATACGCCTCCTTAATTGCTTTCGTTGTTGTATAACTGCTTTAGCTTTTTGCTAAGCTCGAAAGATTCCTTCCTTTGTAGTTCACACTTACCTATTACTGTCATGGCAAGTATATATTCCTTTATAAGGTCTTCCTTAGCGACTCCACCGGGATATGGGCGGATGGTGCATGGTTTACTCAGGCTTTCATAGACCGCAGTTACTCGGGTCTCCGTCACTAAGACAGTGGGATTGCTTGAGCAGCCTGATATCGCTAGGGCCAAGAAAAGCCCCACAAGCTTCTGTAGCTTCATCTTTTACCTCGTTGGTAGGGTTACTTGGGGTTGGCTTAGAAACCTCAGCCTGTAGCTTCTCAGAGGCAACGTCGAGAGCTGCTTCACCCTTCTGCACAGCAACTATTGCTTTATCCGCTAACTTAGCACTTTCTAGTGCCTTGTCAGTCTGTTCCTTTTCTTCCTCAACTACAGTTACAAGCTGCTCTGTTTGTGCAACAGCAACCTCACGCTCGCCGTAGAACTTATAGGATAACCACAAAGCTCCTGCAAGAGAGACTAGCAGAACCACAACAGCTATCACCATATATTTAGTAAGAGGGCTTCCCATAGTCTTCAATAAGTTGGTCAACATACTCCCATATCACCTCTACGTAATGTATTGTTTCTTTGTGATGCCTACCAGTAACTTGTACAAGGTAAGGATTTACTTCACACCACAATCTTTTATCTCCACTAAGCTTCTGAGCTTTTAGGATGTTACCTGTGCCAGCGTTATAAGATGCCATAGCTAACGAGTGAACCTGATATGACTCCCTTTCACGTCTATCCCAAGTAGACCTAAGCTGTCTCATATAAGAAGCTGCTGCTTGTATGTTGAGATCAGGGATAAAGGGGTCGCCAGAAAAGCCAAGGTTTCTCTGCATATCTTTCCAAGTTGCTGGCATGAACTGACAGACACCTGCAGCCCCAACAGGAGATACAGCTTCCGTTTTAAATCGAGACTCTTGCCAGCATTGTGCCTTTAGCCAATACCAAGGAACATCCGGCATGTAATATGCAGACCATTTTCTAAAGTTATTGTCGTACTTTTTCGAGATAGCATTAGCATCTACAGCAAATGCAACCAAGAAAAGCACCACTAAGATTAGTAGTGCCTCCTTGAGTCGTTTAATCATTTTAGTAAGCTCCCTTAAAA